GATACCATAGGTGTCATACGTCAATGTCGCGTCGCCAAAAACAATGCTTGGGTAAGACTCGTTGAGCATCGACGATGGATTAAAGACCAGTTGCGGGATCAGGATGACACTCACATCCGCAAGAGCAATGGCAGCAGCAGGCATAATAGTTAATCTCCTTTATTGATAAATCTCCATAAATGGATAATAGTTTTCCCAGAAGTGTTCAGACAGGAACATTCTTTTATTATTCCAGGGTTTCTCTGGCCCACAGTAATGAATAATCGCTTTTCCATCTATTTCAGATCGCCTTGCGTTAGTGTTATAAAACCATAGTTGAATATTATATTTGTCCGGTAATTCCTTAATAAGCCCATTCATAACAACATTGATGGTATCCTGGTCTGCCCAAGTTAGTTTTTCTTTATTATGCTTGGCCCACTTAATAATTTTGTCTCCAATACTATGTTCCCGGCATTTTTTAAGATTTACAAGTATTAGACCTGCGTTAAAATATTTACTATCCGAGGGTAATTGTAGTTTTTTAATCAATTCATCAACACGCATTCCGTCTTTTCGTACAATATCTAAAACCATTCCAGCGTAATAGTTATCTATATCTATATCAAACAGTTCCTTAATATTTTCAAGAACTACCGAATCGCTATCCAAATAAATTAATTTATCATAATTAGGAAACATAGAAAACAATTTAAGCCTATAATATGAACTTAATGGAATATGGTAATAAACTGGTAAATCACTAAATTCCTCTTTATTAATAATATTATAATTAATATCGCAATCCTTTATGTATTTCAATCCACTAAACTTATCCTTAACTATTTGCGATAATCCTTCTGTTAGAATATGGAAACTGATCTCCGTATCATCCCCGGCGTTTCTCAAGACCGATGCCATAGCTGTTGCACAATACGGAGCAAAGACTTCATCGGTTATCAAAACTACGGGGATTTCCATTCCTTAATCCATCTTAACTGCCCAAAGAGTATCGGGTCCGGCAACAACCCTGTCCATTCCGAAGAACTCGGTCAGAGCCTGGCGAACCCCAGGACACTCCGGGTGATCCAAGTCGTGGCCGCAGACCAGTTTACGGGTTCGGGGTACCCAAGTCTCCAGATCGGTCAAGACGCTCTGAGGATCATGGGGGCCGTCGATAAAAACCATGTCCACCACAGGCGGCACAATGTCGGTAGCCGCAGCCTCCACGCTCGTCTTCTTGATGACCGTGAGGTGAGGGAAATGACCACAATTTTTAAGAAATTCCTTAAAGAAACTATCGCCTGTCTTGTAGCCGGTGAACTGGAGATCTGCAGCAAACATCCATTCCCCTTGAAAGATAAAAGGATCAACAGCATAGACTTTCCCGTTGCCGCCGTTGCACCCCGAACACAAGGCAAAGGTGCTACGACCCTGCAGACTACCGATTTCCACTACAGACTCCATTTTCTTGGCGGTTTCATGGAGCCAGTAAAGTTCCGCTCGGGTCATGCGGCCCGGGATTGCAACGGCCTGAGCAACAGGATTTCGCGGATAAATAGCCCCATAAATTTCCTTCATAAGACCAGCTACTTTCCATTGGTCAATGACTTTGTGCATCTCGTCAATCTTCTGGTCAACCGGGATAAGGTAGTGGTGCCAGAAGAATCCACCACCATCCGTGTAATTCTTCGCCAGCACATCCTTGATATTGACGAACTTCAGACCATACTTGGCGATATTGCGGCTGAGGATATAATCGTCAATGAGGTGTTGAGGTTCAATGATACCACTCGTCCGTTCAATAACGCTCGGTTGGATGTTGTCGATAGACTCCGCCAGCGTAAGGTCGTCCACCGGTTTCCAGAGTTCGATGCACAGGTCGCTGGCGAGGGCCAGCCAATTCCCCGAACTGATATGCCGTCCATCCCGATGGAAGAACCTGTCAGTCTTCCATCGGGTGGGGGCAAAGTCAGAACCAAAATGGGCCACAGTATCCCGGGAAAGCAGTAAAGTCAGATCCGGGGTGTCCGGGTGGACCAGAACATCGGAGTCGATATAGATGTTCCAATCGTTCTCCATCTGCTGCGCCAGTTCGTAGACTTGCAGTTTCTCGTAGGTGATGGGCCAGTCGGGAAACCTCCGCTCCCGGATGATGTGAAAATCCGCCCCTATCTTCCGAGCGTAAGCCTGGATCAGGGGATAGGTGAGCGCTGTCATCTCTGGCGAGTAGTCGTTCACGTTGAGCGTGAAGATCGTCTTCTTGACCCGTTTCTGCCACATAAACCGATTACTCCCCAATTACCATAAGGTCCAGAGAAGCGGTAGGAGCTACTGCGCCGGTAGTAAATTCCACCAAAGCACCCACCGCAGCTTCACCGCTCAGAGAGTGGGTATGGGTCCCCATAGCACTGCCAGTAAAGGCGGGAGCTGCGATGGTCAGAACCGTGTTGGCCAAATTGCCGGTGGCGCTGGTGTTCTGGACACCGGAGTCGGCCCCAGCAGCAGCGATGGTAGCATCGCTGGCGTTGACTTTGACCAACGCTGTACCGTTGACGCCAACCGTATCGTTGGCGGCAATGCTGCCTGAACCCTGAATTTTGAGGGTGTGGGCATGGGCATCAATGGTTAAACCCGCTGCCGCCAAATTACCCGTAGGGACCGCCACATTGCCCGCGGGTGTCCCGGCAGAAACCGCAACTACCGCAAGGGACCCAGCCGTGGGCGCCTCATAGATGCGGATGGTGCCGTAGTTCTTGTCGTATTTGTAAACGTAGCCGTCCCCAGGGGGCGGAGTGATGATGATTCTCAGAATTTTTTTGAGAAAGTCGCCCAAGGCCCCCATAGCAGGCAGAGGGACGCCGTGGGCCGGGTAGTACGAAGCCCCATCGCCAAAAGCAATGGTGGGGAAACTTACCTTCGGCTGTCCAGGAGGATTGAAGCACAACTGAGGAATCACCGTAACAATAACATCGGTTGCGGCAAGATAGCCCATAAGTCAACTCCTTTAAAGACCGAGGCTCCGGGATAACCCCCGGAGCCTTGATCGATTAATCGCCGACAACAACCGCAAGGCGGTTGGTTCCGGTCACGGCGGTCTTCACCGGAGTCCGATTGACCACGAAGGGCATGTCCGCTTCGGATTCCGCCCGGCAGTGCCAGCCAAAGAACGGTTGCAGGGTGCCGGTGCCAGTGGGTTTGGTTATCAATTCGATAGCCACTTGGTCACCCGGCACCATGTCAGCCACACCCCGGATAGCCAACCCCTGGTAGGGGTACACGGCCTCGACTGGCAGGTTATCCACATCGGAAACGTAGTCGAAGCCTACCGCATCGAGGGTTACCAGAGCAATGCTGGCCAGCAGAACTTTGTAGGACTGGTGGAGATGCCCGACATGATGGGCAACCACATCCATGTCGTGAAGGTTGTACCTGGTCAACATATCGTTCAGCATGGTGATGGAGGTTGCCAGGGTGGTGACCGGAGTGGTGCTGGTCAAGGCTTGAGCTGAAGCCCCGGCGCTATCGGTAACAAGGTGAAAAACCGGAGTTCCCTTGGCTTCATCGGTTGCTGCATGTGCCGTGAAGGCAGTGATAAGCAGGTTGATCTGGACCATCATGTCAGTCAGACCGACGACCGGCGTTGATGGAGTTAAGGTTGCAGAAAAGTACGTGGTGTCAGGTAAAAGGTGAATCACAGCGTCAGCCGCGTGAGCGATCATGTTGGCTGACAAGTCGTTGCACAACTTGAGAGCGGTCGGCAGGTCCACGCAGGTCAAACCGTGCGGATAGCGATAGAGTCCCAGGGCGCCCGGGACGGTCAAAGCGAACACGGTGACGGGCATAAATCCCAGCCGATCTACGGTCATCGGCTCTCGGGCAGTTTTGGTGGAGAGGGTAAAAACCCCCAGCGCCTGGCTGCTCAGGTTGATAGCCGCAGCCCCGCCCTGCCCGATGTCGGAGTTGGACCCGTCCACCACATGACGGTCGTAAGTTCCATATACCATGTTAAATTACCTCCTATTACCTCGTCCCTTTACAGGGAGTTGATCTGGATGATTTTGGCCTTGCCCGCATCCGGGCTGTCCCAAACGCTCCCGAACCCGAGGATTCCATACCAGGCTACGGCTTTGGCACGGCCAAAATCGCTTTGGTAGTTGTTGTCCAGACGCAGATGAGGGGCTTCCGCTTCCAGGCGGGCCACTGCCTCATCGCCGAACACCACTCCCTCGCCCAAGTAGGCCGAGGTTCCAGCGGTATTGGAGAAGGCCAGAGGCCGGTTGCAGACCACCCAGCGAATCAATTCGGTGGCGCCCATTTCCCGCTTGAAAACGAAATCGCCTTTGGCCAGGTACTTGTGCCATTCCTGCCAGTAGCGGTCATTCTTCAGGGAGCGGTAGTTTTTGTTGGCGGTGATGCCGACAAACGACTCACCCTCGAAAGGCGGGACGTAAAGGGTGTCCACCAGATAGTCCGAGATCTGGGTGCAATGATCGAAAGTCAGGCCCACGCCAGCTTTGGCCGCGGCGACCCCGCTGGTGGCAAAGGTGCCAGTAGTCAGGCCCGAGGGGGTGAAGATAATCTTGACCGCGGTGCCGTCTTTGAAGGCGGTGGCGGTGGCGCTGTCCAGGGCTTCCTCCATCTGAAGCTTGAGCAACTGCTGAAGCTGGTCAGAAGGTTTGAAGACGGAAAGCTGCTCGGCCAGGTTGGTGAACTCCGTCCCTTCGCCGTATTCCACCACGGGAATCTGGCGATTGCCGTAGGCGGGTTTGCGGATCGGAATACGGTTGTTCTCCTGCAAAACCGAAGACGGGCTGTTGGGCAGCCGTTCGATGTGCATAATGTTGATATACTGGCCGGCATTGGCCTTAAATCCGATGCCATAGTCCCGGCCAAACGGGGCCACGATACAGGCGCCCGCGGCGACCTTGCGCAGCTTTTTGCTCAACTGCATATTTTTGTAGATGCCTACTGCGGCATCCCATTCCCAGTTAAAAGGCATGATGCGCCTCCTTTATCATGCAAAGGCGGGCTTGCTAGAGGATTCGTCGCCCTCTGGCTTCTTCAAAATTATCCTTCAGCGAGCCCTCCGTC